CCATGTAAATATTTAAGACAATTAACCTACTAGAGCGCCGGCTAATTTACCTATAGTATTAACAGTACCACGTATGGCAGGATCTCTCCTAAAGAATTGATAAGCCATTGTAATAGTTACTGTAGCGACTTCTCCGTCACCAGACATTGAATAACTAATGTCACCGCAATCAGTTGGAAATACTCCATGTAATTTATATGTACGCATTGGCTCAAATTTAGTATTTAATTGAACTAATGTTATTGTACTATTATTATGAAGTATACCATCACCTGTAGTAGTTTCATCATTATAGGTTTCAGTTATCCAGTTTTCCATTGCAATACGAGAGTTAGTTGTTGCATCGCAATAAAAATCAATTGTAAATGCGTCACTTGCGTTATATGATACTGTACCAGGAATTCTAAATGTAAATCCATTGTAAGGGACATCTTTAGTTGCAATAGTTTTACCGGGCAGCGTAGCAGTGGTAGCATATACTAAATCGTCTTCAGTAAAGACAGGTACGCCCTTATTAGCGACATCTAATACGCGAAATTGAAAGTCACGTGCAAAGTCTCTCGTTTGAGCTACCTTATAAAAATCTTGAATTGTTTGTTTAATATCAGCCATGATGTTATAATTATTTAGTGTTTACTTTAATTTATTGTCCAACTATCTCCTGAAAACTAACGTCTGTGTTAACGGCGTAGAAGTTAACCAATATAAATTCTGCGGCACGAACGGGCTTCAAATAGATATCTACTCTCAGTTCATTTTGATCGATAACACTAGCAGGGTTATTCCTATCGTCACAAATAATAAGATAATCATATACACCTTCTGTTTGTTTACAATTTTCAAACATCGGTGTTAATGTATTAACAACCTTGTTTCTTGTTAGGAACGTATTAGGTTCAAAGACAAAGAATTTCAATGTCTCCCGTGTTCTTTTCTCTAAGTCGAGGAACAACCTACGAACATTAATTCTATCAAATGCCGTGGGGGTCCGTTGCAACGTCTTTTGGCCAAATATAACTATCCCTTCACCAGGGAATTGTGTCACAGGATTGATTGCAATTCTATATAATTGATCTCTTTGACGTTGTGTCGGGCTAATAGCAATATCATTTACACCGCCAACAACACCGCGATTGAATCCAGCAGGTGCGTACCACGGTGCATATGCTGCATCGTTTTGTGCAAAGATCTTTGCAGCAACTCCAGAGAACGGAATCCAAGTTTGTGTACCACTTGTTCCATCTCCAACCTTTGCCCAGTTTCCATATGTTGTTGCAAAATTACTATTAGCAACACCAAATTGATGTCTTAAGGGCCAATACACATGCTTACTAAAGTTCTTAGATTTATCATCTAATACTTTTTGGCCAGGTGCAGAGCCTTGAACAACTAATGGACGGAATGCATCGGCAATAAAAATATGATCTTTTCTAGTCTCACGAGCAAATGATTCAAATTTATTGAATATAGTTCTATAATCATTCCTATAGGCTACTTGAGTAGTAGTGCCTTTCATGTTAGGATCTGCTGTATAGAATCCTGTTCCTGCACTTGCATCACCAACATTTACATAAGTAGTATCATCAAATGTGGATCCTTGACCTAAAGCATGAACTGTTCCTAATCCAGCTTCAACAGTTACATCCATTTGGAATACATCAACATTACTACCAATTTCAAATATTCTAGTTAATTTATCTGGAATACTACCAATATTTTTATTTGTCGCATCGTTAGTAGCGCTGCTATAAACACCTAATGGGAACAAGCCTTGTTCTTTAGAATAATTCGCCGACGATCTTAGTTTGTTAGCAATTGTATCATCGACAGCAGCTTGTAAGCAACCAGCATTTGTACTACTAGTATGAATTGCCCTAACAAACTTTTTAGGAGCACCACCAGCAGCAGTCCATGAACCACTCTTTGTACTAATATATGGATTTACCAAAACTTTAACATTAGGAGATCCGGTTTCAACATTTTCAATGAAAATTGATTTTTGTGCTCCACCGTTCTCATCTTGAACTTTTCTTGACGCATCTAATGAACCAGTGTATCCTTCTGCTAAGAACTGCGTTAGTTCAATTTCTGAATTTGAGAACGGAGTATTTCTAACCTTGAAAATACCTAAATTAATTGTATCAACAAATTCTGGGCCTAATTCCCACTTCGAAATATTTTCAAGAGATTTACTTACACTACTCTTTTCATCTGTTGCTCCTCCAGATAGTGAAAAATCAATTCGCGAGGTCGGAACAGTTGCATAATTAGCTGGTGTTTTATCTCCCGTTGAAGTTGTAGTGTAAACATAAGCGCCAGCAGCATCATATGGTGTTGATGGGTTAGTATGTGAGCTATCCGAAATTGCTGCATAATACCCTTCAAAATTGTCGTTAGTATACGTAGCGCCTTTATTTAAAACAATAATACCAGCTTTACCTAAATCTGTCGTTGAGCTGGTAAATGTATTATCATGTCCTGCAGATAAATCATCTGACCAAGTAATGTTACCGTCTTTTACAGCGTTGTATTCTGTTTCGGTTAATTCAATTAGTGACGGGTTACCAATAACATAGTAATTAGATGCACTTAAGGAGTATTTTACTCCGTTGTGTGTGGTGTTATTCGCGTCAAACGGTAAGTTACCAAAATGAGCAGCGTCTTTACTAAATACCTCACCAGCTACTAATGTTGTACCTGTAGCAGTAAGAGCAGAGAAATCAGAAGCATTAGTAAACGCCGAGGGAATAGCAGATAATAAAGTACTATCAGTTCCAGCAGCATCTGTTGACGTTCCTGAGAACCCAGATACTGAGGCGAACATATTTGTCTTTGCAGAAATATAAGTTAAATTATCATTTGCATCTTTTACGATTAATTCTACACCTAAGTCTGAGCCAGGATTGCCGCCGATCAAGCCCTCACCTCGAGCCTGCTCGGCTGCTGACCCGCGTCCAGCTGTATAGCAACTTACCATACCAAATGTAGATTTATTACAACACAAGGACCCGGTACTAGAATCGAATGCTGTAATTGTGGCGGTATTAAGAGCGTTCACCGGGTAAACTAGAGCAGAATATCTCCGGGCGCCGGTCGTAGAGCCATAAGGTATACGGGCGACAAACACATTGGCGTCGCTATTAAACACTTGTCGCGCCGAATGATAAAAATATCTCTCGGCGGAGTTTGTTGGACGACCATAAATTTCTTGAAACTCTGCGAACGTACCAACATTAAAAATTTCATCTGTTGGTCCTTGATCAGAGAATCCGGCGATAAATACACTCGTTCCTACTGCTGCAGCGGGACGCTGTGTTAAATCGATTTCCCTTATTTCTACACCTGGTGATTGAATTGTTCGTCTACTCATAGTAAAACCTTTACAATTATTTATTGTTTTCCGTGGACATATTTTAGTTGATTTGGCGAAAGTAGCATTATAATATAAATATATGAAGGGCATCATATTAGCTGGAGGTACTGGATCAAGAGTTTATCCTAGTACAAAAACGGTTTCAAAGCAACTTTTACCAATTTACGATAAGCCTACTATCTATTATCCTCTATCAACTTTAATAAAATTAGGGATAAAGGATATAATGATTATAACAAATGCTCAAACATATCCTTTCTTAATAAAATTGTTTAATCAAACAGATAAAGTCAGACCATACTTAGGTCTTAATCTTACATTTAAAGTACAAGTTTCACCTGCTGGTATAGCAGAGGCATTAATTATTGCAGAAGGATGGCAAGGGGATGATAATGTGTGTTTAATCTTAGGAGATAATATTTTTACTGGAATACGCAAGCCAGAACTTAATGGAAATAAAGCTTGTGTTGTAAGTTATAAGGTTTCAAATCCGTCTGATTATGGTGTTATAGAGCTTGATGCAACTGAAACAATAGTTTCTATTGAAGAGAAACCAGATGTTCCTGCTAGTAATTTAGCAGTAACAGGTATTTATTTTTATAATAATACAGCAGGTGCACGAGCACGAGCGTTAAAGCCGTCGGCGAGAGGTGAATTAGAAATTACTGATTTAAATAAAAGTTATTTACATGATAATGTACTAGGTCATAGTAGTTTAAATAGTAATTATGCCTGGTTTGATACCGGGAATCCGGATGAAATGTTTGCTGCTTCCATGTATGTAAAGTCTATACAAGATAGAACTAATACAATGATTGGTTGTATCGAAGGAGAGTCGTGGAAACAGGGTAATATTAAATATGAACAATTACAAAAAATTGTCGATAAAATGCCTGCATGTTCATATAAGACAAATATTGTAATGAGTTATTATTTTGATTAAATATTTTTATGGCTGATGTTGATGATAAGGTATCTGAGACCGTAGTAGGAAAATATTATGTAGATACGCAATGTATTGATTGTGATTTGTGTCGCGAAACTGCAAAAGATAATTTTACCAGACAAACAGAAGAAGGTTATTCATATGTTTACAAGCAACCTCAAAACGAAGAAGAAGAGGAATTGTGTAAAGAGGCTATGGAGAATTGTCCAGTCGACGCAATCGGGGATGATGGAGATGCTTAAATGAAATGGTTCCCTGGAGATGATCTTCGAATAACAGTTGCTCTAGGCGGAGTGATATTATTAATAATTATATTGTCGAAGTCGTGTGAGTATTATGCAAAATACTCGTCTTAAATATCCTTAATCTCCAATTAGTTTTGCTTCTATTCTTGTAAACTCAAAAGTAGCAGCTGAAGTAATTTCTTCACTAATAGCATAGTTCCATTTAATTTGAGCTAATTTAGTTGGAAAGGCTCCTATATAGTCCCATTGAATTTTTCTGTTTTCATATTCATCTAAACCGAATACCGTTAAATTAGATGAATATATAGGAAGTTGTTGAGAGGCGCTCATTAACTGTTTAGGTTCTTTATATTTTATAATATCATCTTCATTAAAGTTACCAGTTTTAATATCATTAATAATATCAAGCCATTTATATATTGCCCAATAATTTTTAAATTGGTTATCAATTTTAAAATCTATAGTTAAGGATTCATATGCCGGTCGAGCATGAGAGCTAACTTTTATAGTTTGTGCTCCATATGGAATAGTTTTTTCAGGTATACTAATAGTAGGGGTAACAGCTCCAGCAATACTAATTTCTAAGCTATTAGCGTCAATTCTATTTGTATTTCTAGTTATATTATCTACGATATTTTTTATACCTTCGGGTAAGTTTAAAACTAGTATAAATTTATCTTGTCTATTTTTATTAAGTGGTGCTTGGTTCATACTTTAACATATCCTTGTGCTTGTAATTCGTCCATATCTGTATTATAGTTAGGACCATCGTCCTGATTAAAAATATTTATATCTGTAAAGTGAACTGGCGGTGGTTTCCAGGTATCGTCAATATTTTGCATTTTATACTCTTGCAAGAAGTTGCTAAACTTTTGATCGATATATGGTCCTAGTTCTATTTTTGCGGGTCGTTGATTGTCATCAATTTCTAGGACATTGTAATATTTTTGTATAACACTATTTTCTAATATTAATAATGCCCATACCATTGCCATAACTCTATCATCATGCTCAAATCCAGGTTGCGCAGCCCAAGACCCATTAGGGTATCTTACAAAATTTTTCATTTCTACGACAGCAGGTTTTGATTGTATATCGACACACTTAATATCATTAACCCAATATCTCATATTAGTAATACCTTTATATTTGGTATTAGTATGAGCATACACTCCTATCCTATCATATTTTATTTGACCTATTTTAGGAGACCAATTAACTATGTTTTTATAATTATATTGGTGATATAAATTATCGACGACCTGACTACCACAATTATTTCTTTCTATTAATACAGGCGGTGCACCCCAGTGATAACATATATCACGGACTTTAGTAGTGAACTCAAATGGATTGATTTCATTAGATGCATATTCTGCGACTTGTTTTATATCTTGTAAGTCAGTTATATCTAAGACTTGTATAACACTAAAATTTTGACCGACTCCTTCTGCTACATCAACTCCAATAGTATATAAATGATCTTTATCGGGCTCAGTCCATATTTTATAACACCCGTCATCGAACACATAAGTGGGTTCGGTTGTCTTTGCAAATAATTTTTCAAAAAAGATTTCATCAATAAATGAATCACCGGTATCAAGAAACTTACAATCAAACTCTTGGGCAAAAGCCTCTTCACTACCTATCGATTTAATAGTTTCGATTTTCCATTTTTCATCGCGTCCTGGGACTTCATGCCATAATATTTTTTCTGCTTGCCAGTTGTTTATTCCTTTTACTGCTTCTGTGTATAATGTATGAAATAAATTACCACTACCGTTTGGAGTAGATGCTACAAATATTTTAGATTTTGTTGAGGCAGAAATAATAGGATATACTGACTTCCAAAAAGATTCAACAAGATTATTTGGGATGAACGCTAACTCATCTAAAATTAGTACATTAACAGATTCACCACGACCTGCATCTGAGCTTGTAGTACTAATACCAATACTACTACCGTTGGCTAATTTCATAGAAGTTTTACCGTACTCTATAACTCCTGGTTTTAAATAATTTGGTAAATTTTCATATGCAAGCCTAACTCGTGAAAAAATACTAATAGCGGTTTGTTCTTTATTAGCAACAATTAATATACGCTGATCGTCTTGAAAACAAGCAATCCATAGCGCGTAAATTGTCATCATAGTAGTTTTTCCTGTCTGTCTACTAGCTAAACAGGCTACAAATCTATTATCTCTTAAACTACGTAATACTCTTTTCTGATAAG